ACAACCGAGCCACCGGCTCAAACTTGAAGGCTCCTCAGCCCGAGGGCGGCCCACGGCGCGACTCGTTTTGTGCCCGAATGGGTCCCGTAGCACGTAAGTCTGAGCGCGGTTCGCGTGCTCGGGCCTCAATGAAGCGCTGGAACTGCCCAGGGTGGTAAAGATATGGCGTACTCAGACACTTACGGTCAGGTTTACAACGTTCAAACGCTAATTGATCACGCCGCTCGCCGGTGTGGTAAGTTGGCCGAAGAGCTCACCAGCGAGCAGCTGCTCACCGCGAGGGAGTCGCTCGGCTTCGTGCTGACTAACCTCATCAATATCGGTATTCAGTATTGGGCTATAAAGAAAGAGGTCATCGGCCTGACGCCCGATAAGTATATTTACACGTTGCCCGTTGGGGCTAATGACGTGCTCAACGCGCTGTATCGAACCATGAACCGCCCCACGGGTAGCTATAGCACCTCGGCGGGCGGAACGGTCAGCAATGTAGCCGACAATGATGTTGATACGTATTGTCAGCAGAGCTCCGCAAACGGCAACATTACGGTCGATTTCGGCACCGACAACCCCGTTTATGCGGGGTCTATTGGTGTGCTACCTTATGTTTCTGGGGGCGGAAGCGCCACTTGGACCTTCACCCTCAAGTATTCAACCGATGGGTCGACTTGGAACACGCTTGAGAATGTCGGCACAACGGTTGTGACTGACAATCAGTGGTTGTGGTATGACATCGACCCCGGTCAAACGGTTCGTTACTACCGAATTGAGGCTTCGGGCGGCACTACATTGGCGCTGCGCGAGTGGTATGTGGGTAATAACAGTCGCGAGATTACGATGTCACGTCTGAATCGTGATGATTACACCAACCTGCCTAACAAAAACTTTACGGCCAACCAGCCTTATCAGTTTTGGTTCAATCGCACCATCCCGCAACCTGAAATTTACCTCTGGCCGACGCCCTCAGACCCATTTGTGCAGATGACCGTGTGGTATTCGAAGCAAATCATGGACGTGGGTGAGTTGACCGATGAGTTGCAGATCCCTCAAAGGTGGTACCTCGCCACGCTCGCTATGTTGAGCCACCAGTTGTCGCTCGAACTGCCCGCAGTCCCTCTCGACCGCGTTCAGTACCTCGAAACGCAGGCCGAAAAATACCTGAACCTGGCCGAGCAGGAAGAGCGCGACCGTTCTCCCATTTACTTCGCGCCGAACATTAGCGTTTACACGGCCTGACATGCCTATTTTTCTTGATACCACGGGTTATTCATCGCTGGCGATTGCGATCTGCGACCGCTGCCGGATGAAACGCCCGTATTCGGTATTGATGAATGACCCGAACTTTGCGGGTCTGAGGGTTTGCAATGAAGGTTGCGCGGACCAGAAAGACCCGTATCGCCTGCCGGCGCGGCAGACCGAGCGCATCAACCTGCGTTTTCCCCGGCCTGACGTTTCCGTAGCGGCGATTCAAGACAACATCGTAACCAATAACCAGCAGAGCGTTATACTTTCAACCGAAGGCAATACCCAGACGCCGGAGAACAATGGGAATCTTGACGGAATAGCGATTTCACCATAATGGCTAATCAGACTATCACGCAGTTGCCCACCGCGAATGCGCTCACCGGAACTGAGCTAGTACCGATTGTTCAAAACGGCGGTACAGTTAAGACTACCGTAGCGGACATCGCTAACGCGCCGACGTTGACGTTCAGCTTTTTGACTGCGACCTCAGAGGCCGGGCTGCCTGATTCACGGTTGCTTTCAGCACCGGGTGGTGGTCTCACGCTGACTGACAACGGCGCGGGTTCTACGTTAGCTTTAGCCCTGTCGGGTGCGCCGGCGAGTTTGGTGTCTTCGGGCAACGGTATTCAGGTCAAAACCAGCTCCACAACGCTCGCGGCTCGCTCACTAGCTTATAGCGGAAACGGTCTGAGCATTGCCGATCCGGACGGTGTGGCGGCTAACCCAACCATTTCGCTGTCTGGGTTCATTGGGCAGATCTCAAATATAACCTCCGGTACCGGACTTTTAGCTCGTACGGTGGGTCCGGGGGCGGGTCTGGTGTCAATCCTAGGCACTGCCGATCAGATCAATGTAGCTAACGGTAGCGGTGGTTCAGGCGACCCGACCATTAGTCTAGCGTCCAACGCGGTGCTGCCCGGCACAGCTGCCATGACCCCGCCGATTGGGACAACCGCCCAACGGCCGGGATTACCGACTGACGGCCAGTTTCGCTTCAACGCAGATCTTGCTCAGTTTGAGGGCTATACCTCGGGGTCTTGGCAGCAGTTCTCTTTAGCAGGTGGTGTACTGTCATTCAGCGCCGGGACTACCGGTTTAACACCAGGAGTCGCAACTTCAGGAAACGTTACGCTTGCTGGAACCCTGAATGTTGCCAGCGGCGGAACCGGAGCTAATACACTCACGGGTTATGTGAAGGGCACTGGCACCACTGCAATGACCGCCAGTGCGACGATTCCCAATACGGACATCACCGGCTTGGGGACGATGTCCACGCAGAACTCGGGTGCGGTTACGATCACTGGCGGTACGATTGCGGCTGCTATTTCGGGCGCGACGGTGAACAATACAATCATCGGTGGATCGACCCCTGCTGCTGGTACGTTCACCTCGATCACGACCACGACGGGCACGATCAGTACAACGCCTACGAACGCGACCGACATCGTCAATAAGTCTTATGTCGATACGATCGCAGCCTCGGGCATCACCTACCACACGCCGGTTAAGTATGAAGCGCCAACCGCACTGACTGCGACCTACAACAACGGCACAGCAGGCGTCGGAGCTACGCTGACGAATGCGGGAACCTTGGCTGCTTTCGCGCCTGACGGACCCACAGCATCCCCAGGCGATCGCATCCTGGTTTATAACCAAGCAGCACCGGCTCAAAACGGCGTTTACACGGTCACGACGGTTGGCGATGGGTCTACTGCCTGGGTGCTTACTCGTGCGACGGATTGCGACTCTTACGGCCTCAAGGACCCCAATGCACTAGGCGAAGGCGATGCGTTCTTCGTCACCTCGGGCCTTACCGGCGCTGGCGAGACTTACGTCTGCAATACCTCGGGCACGATTACCTTCGGGACGACGGCGATCACGTTCGTTCAGGTATCGTCCGCGCAGATCTACAGCGCAGGTACGGGTCTGACGCTCACGGGTACGCAATTCTCGATCACCAATACCGGGGTTACTGCGAACTCTTACGGCGGCGCGGCCACGGTCCCCACCTTCACGGTTAACGCTCAGGGACAGCTAACCCTTGCGACTGACGTTTCGATTGCAATCACTTCCGGGCAGGTTTCTGGCCTTGCTGCATCGGCTACAACGGACACGACTAACGCCTCGAACATCTCCTCAGGCACGCTCAATACGGCTCGTCTGACGGGCTCCTATACCGGTATAACAGGCGTCGGAACGCTGACGGCAGGAACCTGGAACGCCACGACGATCGGCATCGGTTACGGTGGTACCGGGGTTACTGGAACACCTACGAATGGCCAGTTACTGATCGGTAACGGCTCGGGCTACACGCTCAATACGCTAACCGCCGGAACTAACGTCAGCATCAGCAATACGGCAGGCGGCATTACGATTTCTGCCACCCCGTCTTTTGGCGGTACGGTTACTTCGGTCTCTGCCGATGGCGGCACGACGGGTCTTACGTTCTCTGGAAGCCCGATCACTACGAGCGGAACCCTAACACTAGGTGGTACGCTTGTGGTCTCCAATGGCGGCACCGGAGCCACGACCTTAACGGGTTACGTTAAAGGTAACGGCACTTCAGCCTTCACAGCCTCGGCCAGTATTCCCAACACGGACATCTCGGGTTTGGGTACCATGTCGACGCAAAGCGCAAGCAGTGTGGCGATTACGGGCGGGACGATTGACGGCACCACGATCGGCGCAACAACGGCTGCTGCCGGAACCTTTACAACGGTAACAGCAACCACAGGCATCTACGGAGGTGCATTCTAAATGGCACAGTCAGGCTACACACCCATCCTCATTTACGCGAGTGGTACGGCTTCCGCGTTGCCTTCGGCGGCGAACCTTACCTCCTCCGCTAATGGCGCCGAGCTTGCACTGAACTACGCAGACGGCAAGCTCTATTACAAGAACTCCTCCGGCGTAGTTACGCTCCTTGCAAGTGCAGCCGCAGCAAGCGGCACTTCTCCCGGTGGCTCCACCACGCAAGTCCAGTACAACAATGCTGGTGCGTTTGGTGGGTCTGCGAACTTCGTTTGGGATAACAGCAACGTAAGACTTGGTATTGGGACGAGTTCTCCGGCAACAAAGTTAGACGTGCGGGGTACACCCGGAGCGGACTACGGGATAGCAAACATTTTTGATACGACGTCTGCCGCTTCGGGTGTCGGCGGCGTTCTGGCTTTAAGCGGTTATAAAACAACTACGTCTGGCGCTGCAATTTTTGCAAAAATAAAAGGCATAAAAGAAAACGCAACGGCCGGAAACGAGGCGGGCGCATTAACGTTTGAAACAAATAGTGGTAGTGCTTACACCGAGCGGATGCGTATCACCTCCGCAGGCAACGTGGGGATTGGGACTACATCACCATCAACTAAACTGGATATTGTCGGCCCTGGCACCGGCTCTGCTCTTGCTGATGGAGTGAGGGTTTCATCTTCAATCGGTTTTGGTGCTAGTTATGGTGATGGACTATCTTTTTATAACAGCAACCCTTCTTATTTGGCACAGCTTGCAGGCATCTACCCTTATACAAGCGGTTTTTCCCAGAAAGCCGGTAATCTGATATTCGCTACCAATAACAGTACGACATATGCCGAGCGGATGCGTATCGACTACTCCGGCGCAGTATGTATCAACACATCATCATCCACATTGAATGGGCTAACCAGTCAGTTAGCCATAAGTATTAACAATTCAACCAGTAGTCCAAACGCAGCGTTGAACATTCGCCGTTCTTACGATGAACATCCGGGCCGAACATCAAACTACTACGGCGTTTACTCCAATGTTGTAGGCTCCACACAAGCTAGTACCTTCACTACCGCCGGTGTGTATGGGGAGGCAAGCATTGATAATGGAAACGGCGTAATTGGTAAAAGTGGTACTGTTACCAGTAACGCATAT